CTCCTCTCCCTTCTACCCAAACAGAAGAAGTCGAAAGCAAGAGTAAGCTGGGGGCTTTAGCTGCGGCATCTGCACAAACTCTCGATGTGGCTTTGCCGACTGTGGCTGGAATTGCTGCCTTCCCTGTTGGAGTGGCTGGGGCTGGTTTTACTTCAGCACCCACTGGCCCCGCTGCGCTTGCTATAGGACTTGGAGGGGGTTTGCTTTCCTCTGCTGGAGCTTACTGGCTTACTGATCAAGCGCAGGATTTAGCTTTTCAATATGTAGCCCCTGAATCGTTTAAAGAATGGCAAGCTTATCTTCAAAAATCCAAAGAACAATACCCTGTTTCTTCAGGAATCGGTCAGCTTGTTCCAAACGCTGTAGCGTTCCGGCCTAGTTTTTCCAATGTCAAAGATGCCGTCTCTTTTAGCCGTCAACTTCTGACTAAATCTGCTGCTGGGGAATTAACAACTGCTATCGGTAAGACTCGTATTGAAAACCTAGCTAATGTGGTGTTTGGGGCTGGTAGCGAGCTTGCTGCTGAGACAATCCGACAAGCCACGGAAGAAGGTAATTTTGATTTTGCTCGCTTAGCTGCAATGACTGTTGCAGGAGCAGTGATGAATAAGCCTACTGTTCTTGGAACTAGACTCAATAAAATAGCTGGATTTAACGCCAGCGAAATACCACTTGAACCTGTGATTACAGATGCAGACGGAGAGCTTGCACAGATTTTGATGCGTGAACTTGAAGGTGGAGCACCTCCAGCAGAGCCTAAAGTTAAAACCCAAAATCAAGAAACTCCCTCAGCTACTAGAGAAGAACCGACTGTTAGCGGAGAACCCACACCTACAGTTTTGCCCCCAATGACTGAGGCCGCTCAGCGTCAAACTGAAGAAGCTAGTGAACAGTTTAAGCAATTTGCAGCTTTGATTAGCGAAGAGATTAGTGGAGATATCAGTCAACGCGCAGCGGAAGCTGGCAACCTAAACATTGAGAAACTAAACGCCACTATCACACGAGAGCCAGAACGTGCTATTCAATCTATCGCTATCGCTCTCAAAGACGAGCTTAAAGTTCCGAGGCTTACTGCCGAAAACCGCGCTAGAGATGCCGAACAATGGCTTTCGTCGCACGGTTACGAAGAACGGATATCTGCTTTACGAAACAGTGCAAAAACTACCGACGAATTGAATTATCAGATCATTGCTGCTCGCTACATGACTGAAAGAGCAATTGAAGCTTTGCGTAAAGCAGAAGAAAAAGTAAGAGCAACAAATAGCGAAGAGGCTCTGGCTGAAGCAGTTTCTATGTTTTTGGAAGTAAAGCGAGTATTGAAACCAGCCGAAAGAATCCGTGGTAACTGGGGAAGAATGGGCCATGCTTTTAGGAATATGGATCCGAAATTCCGGAACATAACCACAATTAACAAGTTGATGGAAAAAGCTGGAATTGATGATTACCAGAATCTCACTAAAGACAAAGCTGAGCAGCTTATGGGAATGATTTCTATGGCTCTAAAAAGCGATAATCCTAAAGCTTTTGCCAGAATTGCAAATATGTCTGAAATGGACATTGCTGTAGGTTCTCTTTCAGAAGCACTTACAGGCGCGGTAATGAGTCCGGTTGATACCAGCCTTATTAACATTGTAGGTGGAGTTGGAGAAACAGTTATGGCTCCTATTAGTGGGAGTTTGTCCGGAGCTTTTGGCTTAATAAAAAACTCAATCAAGAAGCTTAAAGGAACCGCAACAGATGCCGATATTCGTAGAGAACTAGCTACAATAGAAGCTAGTATGAATTACTTTAAGTATACGATGAAGAGGTTTGATTCAAACATCCGAGCTTTTGCCGCTATTGTGTCTAACAGCGAAGTAAAATTTGGAGACGCATCCACTAAGCTTGAAGAAATCCGAGGAGGTATGCCTGTTGACCGAGGACAAAGGATTACTAACCCGAAAAGCTGGACACAGAAAGCAGCAAGTGCCATTTACGGAGCAACAGGAAAGTATAGAACTCGTGGCTGGATTACTTCCGAAACTTACGGAATTGATCCAAACAAAAACCCAATGGGTGCTATTCTTGTTGATGCAGTTGGTGAAGTATTCCGCGCTGTTCATCGAACAATTTTAGGTGCTGATGACTTTATAAAAGCCAGTAACGCCTATGCCGCAGCACATACCAAACTTTACATTCAAGGAAGAGAGCAAGGACTTACTGGAGATAATTTAAATAAATACATCAACGAAAGGCTCGATATTCTTATTGATTCAAACAACAGTCTTTACAGCAGAGAAAGAGTGATGAGTGAAGTTCGTCAAGAAGTTGAATCTGAGGGTCTTTCTGGAGCAGACGCATACGCTGAAATCATCAAAAGAACTGAAGAAAAATTTAACAATGAATTAGGGGAGCTTGCTAAGTTTTCTGAGGATTGGGCAAAACAAATTACTTATCAATCTGAGTTAGGAAACAGACTTAACGGAAACCCCACTTATGGAAAAACTTTTCAAACAGTAATGAGGACGCACCCGCTTTGGCGGCTTGCTCTCGGTTTTCTATTCATCCAAACCCCTGTTAACTTGTTTAAAATGACAGGGAGATACATACCTACCGCACACTTACTTGAAGCTGCTGCTAGGATTAAATTCCCAAGTGGAAAACAGCCTTTTACGGCACTGAGGAATGTTCAAAAAGAATACACTGAAGCTTATGCTTCCGGCGATCCGTTCCGGATTGCACAAGCTCGTGGTAGGCAGCTTACTGGGTTTGCTTTAACAGCGGTGGCTGGATTAGCAGCCGCTAACGGTTTTATGACCGGAGGTGGGCCGCGAAATAAAGAATCCAGAAAACTCTGGCTTTCAAAAGGAAACATTCCTTACGCGATCAGAATAAGAAAAGGTAGTAACGTAGCTAACGAAATAGAAGCTGAGCTTGCCGCAAATCCGGACGCTGTAAAACCCAGCGAAACAGAGACTCATTATTTGATCGAATTTAAACGACTACACGAGCCTACTGCTGCGTTTTTTATGGCTGCTGCTGATCTAAATGAATACATGAAACGTCCGGAATACGATGAAAGAAATGCTGCCGACATCGCCGGAATGCTCAGCCTAGTTGCTGGGACGCAGTTAACGGAAAAAGTGTTTCTTAACAATATCAAACAATGGACTGATTTGTTTAAAGGAATTAGCGAAGATCAAAGAGATATCGGACGAAAGCTTCTCACTTACCTTGGAAGAAGGGCCGCTCCTATTACCACTCCTGTTCTAGAAAGCACTGATCCTGTTATTTACGACCTAAGTAGCTACACACAGCACGTAGCTCGTCGTATGCCTGATCCTTATCGTGAAGCTGTTTTTGGGGAAGATATGTATCTGCCAAAAGCCTACAATCTGCTTGGAGAGAACATTGATGCTGCAATCACAGATTACCCGCTAATTGACTTTTTTCTTCCTATTTACGTTTCTTCTACAAAAAACGATCCGGTTATTGATGAACTGTTGAGTCTTAATTATAATTTCTCAAGTCCTGAAAAATATTACGGAACAGAAGACGGAAAAGGATGGGACATTCGTAACTTTACCTACAAAGGAGGAATTTTTGCTGAACTCTCTTCTGATGTAAATGAAATCCGAGAATTCTCTCCAGAGGGATTTTTGGAAATCCTGAAAAAGGGGGAAATCGAAAAAGACAAAGCTACTCTTGGCTCTTTGTATCAGCAGTTGGGAATAAAAACTCTACCCAAGCTGGGACAAGATGCGTATGACCGCTGGCAGGAAAACATTGGTCAACTCAGGATTAACGGAAAAAATATCAGAGAAGCATTGGAAGAAGTTATAAATTCTGAAGGATATCAAGCACTTGAAAATAGAATTTTTCCTGGGGAAGAAAACCCAAGAGCCGGTGTTATCATGTCTGTAGTTTCGGACTACAGGACAATGGCTTTAGAGCTTACAAAAGAAGAATATCCGGAACTAAAACGAGCGTTTACCGTCAAGCAAATAACCAACGATGCCTTGCGTAGCGGAACAAAACGCGAAGAACTCAAGGGAATAAGGAAACAAGTAGAAAAAGCTATCAATTTTCCTAATTGACACTTTAAAAATAATCCTTAAATATTTAACGATATGGCACTTACTTTCCAAGACTACACAGCTAACGGAACGCAAACTTCGTTTCCTATCCCATTTGACAGGATCAGGGACGTTCACATTAAGGTGTTCTTCGGTGCTACTGAAATCACAACAGGGTGGTCTATTATAGCTAATAACGTAGTTTTTGCAGTTGCTCCTGTGGCGGGAACGGTTGTTCGTATTCGCAGAATTACTGACTTCACAGAGCGTCTTGTGGACTTTGTGGACGGTGCGCGTTTGAACGAGATCGACCTAGACACCGACAGTAAACAGGCTTTTTATCTCCTCCAAGAAAGCAGAGACATCAATGACGTTTCGATGGTCAAAAACAGCTTGAATAACTGGGATGCCAACTTTTCAAAAATCCAAGCTCTTGCCTCTCCTACAGAAAACAATGATGCGGCTAATAAACTGTATGTGGATGTCACGGCCAATAACTTTGCAAGCTACGGAGTAGCCGCTCCGGTCACTCGGTGGTCTTTCACTGGAAACGGAACTGCGGTTGTGTTCCCGCTTACTGGGGCTGTTCTCACCAACTCAGCTTACTACATTGTAACATTAGATGGTGTGGTTCAAGACCCTGTTAATTATACCGTAACCACAAACACTCTTACTTTTTCTGAGGCTCCTCCAGCTTCGGCTGCAATTGTTGTAATCCTCATGGGATACCCTAAAGTGTCTACAGAAAACAGTGTAAGCACTTTGTCTCTTCAGAATCTTTCTGTTACTGACGCTAAATTGGCTAACAACCTTAACTTGGCTTCCAAAACAGTAACGCTTCCTAATTTGAGCGTAACGGATGGGAACCTTGCCAACACTCTCAACCTTTCCACTAAAACAGTAACTTTGCCTAGCGGATCGGTCACTCCCAGCAATTGCGCCACGGATTTCTTTTTCAACATTGCTCCAACCAACACCGTTATTCAATCTGTTCAAGTTAGAGACACTGTTCGCAGTCAAGCATTGGCAACTACAGGAGCTAACTTGGTGATGCTTATTGACGGAACTATTCCTGCTTGGACAAGGGGTGCTCTGGGGGGAAACATTTCTATTACCCCTAAATTTGCAACAAGCAAAATAAGAATTACGTGTTCTGTTCCTGTTCTTCACTCTGCCGCAAACTCTTGGGTTGTGGTCGCTTTGTTCAGAGCGACTGGGCCGAATGCTATAGGGGGAGGCTACGCTTATCCTGCTGCTGCTAATGCTGGCGCATTTGTAACTTTTTCGTGTGAGGAGGTTGCCGGAACAACTAGCCCTATTATTTACAACATTAGGTATGGGGGCAACACTGCCGGAACAACTACAATCAACCAACATTTGTCCACAGCAAATGGAAACTTTTTGCGAGCAGAAGAAATTAAACAATAATTATTATGCCTATTTCAAAAGTTAATCACCGAATGACTACTGGGATTCCTGACGATACCCACGCCAATACCCACGCATCCAACGGATCAGACCCTATTACACTTACTTCAATAGGTGGAGTAGCTATAAACGAGTTAAATATTCCTCAATCTGCTGTTCCTCGTGTGAGAATGGGGGCTACTCAATACGCAGCTTTGGGCACACACCAATTTGCTTCCACTAGCACAACGGTAAGTCCCCTGCATATGCAGATTGCTCCTATGTTTGTTCCTAGCACTGTTGCCATAGACCAGCTTCGTATTAAATCTGGAGGAACTGCTGCTCCAGCCAATATTGTGTGCGGTGTCGGTATTTACTCAATTGACGCTTCTTCCGCTCTTCCTGATGATCTACTTGCGTCAGCAGACGTAACTATTCCTGTAGGGTCTAGCAATACGCTTATTGCTCAAAATATTTCAGTAACATTGTCACGAGGTCTTTATTGGGTTGCAGTTCTTAATGAAGATACTGTGAACACTGTTAGCTTGGCTTCCGGTGGGCCTTACAATAGGTTTCACGAAATTGTCGGTCAAAGCTGGAACCAAGGATCAGGTATTTCTCAAGCAATGTCTTGTTTTAGATCAGTTCGCTCTGTTGGAACTCTTCCCGCATCTTTATCCACGTATACAGCAGAATTCACTGACGGAACCCCAGCAACGGATTCGGCTTATCGTCTCCTAACTGCCTCTCCGATTGTATACTTTGGATACACATAATTTCTGGGAACATGGACGAAGTTATTAAGGCAATTAAGAACCAATGTAGTCGTGTGATCGGTGGACTTATCCCGTTTACCGTAAACAGGCTAAGTGTTGTTGAACTAGGAATTCAGGGAGGATACTTGATGCTCTGGTTCAGCACTTGGGACGAAAGTGCTCTTATTAACTTCCTGTCGGGTAAAACCCGATAGCTGTTCATGTCCCCAGAAAATATTTTATGAGTGAAGAACTAAACAGAAGTATCGGGAGACTAGAGTCCAAAGTAGACACTCTTTTGGATAACCATAGGTCTTTACACGTTAAGCTTGATACCCACGACAACCGTCTTCGGGATTTGGAAGCTCACAAAAGCTATTTTATCGGCTTAGTTGCTGCTGTAGGCTCCGGAGCAGCCATTCTAGTAGAAGTCGTGAAACACAAAATTTTTGGACAATAATCGCATGAATAAAGAAGAAGTATTGGAAAAACTATCCACAACTCTTGCTCAAGAGCTTCTTGACCGTATTACGTCCGGAGAAGCTGGGGCTGCTGATTTGAATGTAGCAAGACAGCTATTGAAAGATAACAATATCACCGTTGTTCCTCAAGCTGAGCATCCAGCCAAAAAACTAGCTTTGGTGCTTCCGTTTGAAGAAAAACAAGCAGCAAATGGCTAAAGAACGCGACTACGCCAAAGAATATCGGGACTATCACGGCAAGCCCAGCCAGCGAAGAAACCGTTCCAATAGAAACAAAGCTCGCCGCCTGATGATCAAAAAGCACGGCAAAGCCAAGCTGGAAGGCAAAGACGTTGATCACAAAAAGCCCATGAAAAAGGGGGGCGGCAATCATATGAGCAATCTCCGCATCCGCTCCGTAAAAGCCAACAGAGGCGATAAATCTTTTTGACAACGCGCAGCCATTGCGCTTAAAAGAGAACAAATGAGACTTCTTACTTTCTTTGAACCTGTGTCCGGTGGGCAAGACCTTGAGCCTAATAATGCGTATTGGGTTGAAGGACAACAAGTTGCGTATTATGCAGCCAAGACAAATGGAAACATTTACGTAGATGACGTAATTATTACGCCGTTTGATGCTACTTACGACCACAGCAAACAAAACATCTTGGTAATTAGGGCTGGTGGGGCAGGAGACATTTTGTTCTGTTTTCCCCTTCTCCAAGAAATCAAACGCCGCTGGCCTGACTG